TTTACTTAAAATTAGACCCTGAAAAAGGTATTGTTGGGGTACAACAACTACCAACAATAGAAATTGAAAGACATGAGGTTGGGGTTAGTGCAAAAATATCAGTTGACATAACACAAGAATTAGAGAAAGACAAAAAATCCCTTCATTTTACTTGGAAGAATAAAAATATGGAATTTCAATCATGGGAGATTGCTCACTTTAGATTATTAGGTGACGATAGAAAACTTCCTTACGGAACTTCAATGTTAGAAAAAGCAAGAAGAATTTGGAAACAATTATTACTATCAGAAGATGCGATGTTAATTTATCGTACATCAAGAGCTCCTGAGAGAAGAATGTTCAAAGTCTTTGTGGGTAATATGAATGATGATGATGTTGAGGCATACGTAAACCGTGTTGCAAACAAATTTAAAAGAGAACAAATTGTTGACAAAAATACAGGTAATGTCGATATGAGGTTTAACCAAATGGCGGTTGACCAAGATTATTTTATCCCTGTTAGAGACCCATCAGCTCCTGACCCAATTACTACTTTACCTGGTGCAACTAACTTATCAGAGATTGCTGATATTGAATATATCCAAAAGAAATTATTAACCGCTCTTCGTGTACCTAAAGCATTTTTAGGTTTTGAAGAAGTTGTTGGTGATGGTAAAAACTTGGCATTACAAGACATTAGATTCGCACGTACAATTAACAGAATCCAAAAGAGTATGTTAGCCGAGTTAAATAAAATTGCTATTGTTCATTTATTCCTATTAGGATTTGAAGATGAACTTTCAAACTTTACTATTGGTCTTACAAATCCATCTACTCAAGCGGATTTATTAAAAATTGATGTTTGGAAAGAAAAGGTATTATTATACAAAGACTTAGTATCAGACCCAGGAAATGGTATTCAAGCAACCTCATCTACATGGGCTAAGAAACATATTTTTGGATGGTCAGATGAAGAAGTTCGTTTAGATTTACAACAACAAAGAATTGAAAGAGCAGTTGGGGAAGAACTTAAAGCGACTGCAACAGTTATTACTAAAACAGGATTATTTGATAACATAGACAAATTATACGGAAGTGCAACAGGTGCAACACCAGCAGTAGGTGCAGAAACAACACCAGGAGGAACTGAAGAATTAAGTTCACCACCATCATTTGGGGGAGGAGAGGAATTACCTGACCTTGGAGCTGAAGCACCACCGGCAGGAGAAGCTCCACCGGGAGGGGAGCCTGAATTAGCTCCCGAATCTAAGAAAAAAGACTTAAATATTTTGATAGAAAACAATTTAATTGAGGGGTCTTCTATGATAAACTTAGGTCATGGACAAGATTCTTTAGGAGAAATTTCAAAAGAACTTGATAAGTTATTAAATTCGTAATATTTATTTGAAAATGAGTAAAATGACTTTTGGAAAAATTAAATCCTTTATTGAGAATAATCTGCTAGAATCCTACAAAAATGAGAAGGATTTCAAGAAGACATTGAGAGAATTCAAACATAATGTTTTGAGTAATAAATCTATGTCAAAAGCTTATGACCTATACAACCAATTGAGTACACCTCAAGGGTTAAGTGAGTCTGATGCCAAAGAATTTTTGGATGAAGGAATTTCTTTATTACAAAAAGTTTTACCGTCAATTAAATTACCAAGAACAATATCAGAATCGGTTAAAAACCGTTATAACGATATTGATACATTAGTTTATACTCAAAAGTTAAACTTAATAGAAAGAATTGAATCTAAAAAAAATATAGTTTCTATCCTTACCTCTAAACCTAATACGGTTAAAGAATCCATTAATATTCCCATAAAATCTATGGTTAGTATCGCTAACCAAACATTAAGAAATTATTTGGATAACTTAGATGAAAATTCTAAAAAAGAATTTATACAACTTGTTTCTGAAGACACTAAAGTTTTGGAAGATAAGTTTGAAGTTATTCGTGAAAGTGCGATTTCTAAACTTCAAACATTATTAGAAAAAGAAGAAGAAAATGAAATTAAAACAAGAATTTCTGAAACAATTAATAAATTAAAAGACGAAAAGTTTGACCAAATGAATTTTTTAAGATTAAAAAATCTTGAATCATCAATCTAAATTATCTTTTTTACTTTGAATATATTTTGCCTTTAAAATCTGTGCTCTTTTAAGTACAGATTTTTTTGTATACTCTTTTCTCAGATTTAATTTTTGGTTTTGTTTTGTCTTAATGACTTTGGACTTAAGAGTCTTTAAAGCTCTTTCAATATTATCCCCACTATTAATTTTTACTATTATCATATAATATACAAATATCTTGTTGTTTTAAAAAAATTTTGACAATTTGAGATATATGTCTTATTTTTTTGTAGAACATAAACACATATAATAATGAAAATTAATGAAAAAGGGAAAAAGTGTAAAGTTAAATTTATACAATCCAATTAAATCCGTCTACGGTACAGTAGATTCTAAAAATCTAAAATCTGTTTACATAAACATACAATCATGGGTAACCCCAAAAGAAGATTATGATAATTGGAACCGAATTGTTTCTAATTTAGGAAGAGAAATAAAACATTCTGTCTATGACTCAATAAACACTAAATTATTTCAAGATAAAAGTATTGTGGATTTAGACCTTAGAACTAGTGGAATATCTCACGGAAAAAAATCTTTTTTTAATTTAGAAATCAACCTATACACAAACTCTGAATTAGATTTTAAATCAATTGAAATTAAAGATTCAATTAAAATAATTGTAAAATCAGTATTCAGAAACAACATACTACAAAACAAATATTTTGATTTTTCAACATCAAAAAAAACTAATGAATAATAAACTATTGATTACCGCATATTTATCATAAAAGATTAAATGAAAAAGTTAAGAATATTAGAGGCAAGTGAGACTGGTCACGGAATTTTAATTGAAACAGATGCGGGTTGGGTTTCCCCTAAAGAGAAACACAATGAGATTGTTTTGAAAGAAGCTAAAGAAATGGATTATAGAAACCCATTTGAATTTTATGCAGTACTACAAAAATATGATACACCAAACAGAAATGGTAGGTCATACCCTGAAAGAATCCTTAAAAGAGAAGCAGATAACTACAAACAAACAATTGCTAAAGGGTTATCAACTTCTGAATTAAATCACCCTGAATCATCTCTTATTGATTTAGATAGAGTAGCCCACATCATTACTGATATATGGTGGGATAAAAATATTTTAATGGGTAAGTTAAAATTATTAACTTCACCAGGGTTTCACGAAAGAGGGATTGTTTCAACTAAAGGAGACCAAGCAGCAAACTTAATGAGACAAGGAGTTACTTTAGGGATTTCATCTCGTGGGGTTGGTTCACTTAAAAAAGTTGGGGAAAGAAATGAAGTACAAGATGATTTTGAATTAATCTGTTTTGACTTAGTGTCATCTCCATCAACACCAGGAGCTTACTTATTTTCAAATGCTGAAGATAGAGATAAGTACGAAGAAAATTTAGACGAAGAAAAAAAATACAAACAAAATAATGGAGTTGTTGAAAAAGAAGTTGACTTAATGAGAAAATTAAACGATTTTTTAGGAAAATAAAAAAACACAAACATGGAAGAAAAGTATTTTGTTGCAAAAATTCAGTATGATTTACCTGATGAGAATACAGGTAAGATTAGAAAAATCAGAGAAGAGAAGTTAGTTAAAGGTTATTCTGTAACAGATGTTGAGGCAAAAGTTACAAAAAAATATGAGGGGTTTACTCATGAGTGGAGAATAACGGCAGTATCGGAAAGTAAAATTGACGAAGTTATTGAGTAATTAATTAACAATTTAAAAAATAAAAAAGTGGTCTTAGGGCCACTTTTTTTGTTTAGGTAATATTTATGTAATAAAATAAACTTTGTTTACAATATGGTCAAATTGAATTTTTATCATATTGGAACTATTTATAAGTTATAAATAATTAATTTTTCATGCAAGAAAATAACAAATTAGTACAAGAGGCACTTATTCAAATGAGACAAGTTGAAGAAGCGATAGCCGAAAATGCAAAAGGAATACTTGCTTCAACTATGAAGGAAGAAATCAATCAGTTAGTAAAAGAATCTTTATCTGAACAAGATGATGATGAGGTTGAATTAGATGTTGATATGGATGACGACGACATGGAAGATGTTGACGTTGACATTGATACTGATTATGAAGATGATGACGTAGACATGGATTTTGACATGGATACTGATTCTGAAGAAAGTCCGATAGACTTAACTGACGCTTCTGACGAAGAAATTCTTAAGGTGTTTAAAGCAATGGGTGAAGAAGATGGCATCATAGTAAAAAAAGATGGTAACGATATTCACTTAACTGACAATGACTCTGATGAAGAATATCTAGTTAAGCTTGGTGAATCTGAAGAAGAATATTACGAAGATATGGATGGAGATATGGATGAAGAACACGATGTTGATACAGAAGATGTAATTAACGCAATCTTTTCTAAAGACGGTGACGCTTCAGATATTGAAGTAGACCAAGACGACGAAGAAGTTATGTACGAAATCGAATTTGAAGAGGATGACGATATGTTAGACGAAGAGGATGACGATATGTTAGACGAAGAGGATGACGATATGTTAGACGAAGAGGATGACGATATGTTAGACGAAGAAGACGAAGACGAAGATTTGGGCGAATCTTACAACCGAAGAAAAACTGTTAGAGAAGCAAAATCAACAATTAAACCTAAAGGTGTTGGAATTGGCTCAGGACCTAAATTCACTTACAAAGATAAAGCTGCGGGTGGATTTAAAGAGGACAAAAAACAAGGTCCTAAATCAGTGGGTACTGGTAAAGCAAAATTTGAATACAAAGCGGGAGCAAATATGGAAGGAAAATCCAAAGTTGTTAAGGCAGAAACAAAAGAAGGTCAAGGATACAAAGACAAAGAAGATGAAAGGTTAGCAATGAAACATGGTAAAATTGCTTCAAAAGACCTTAAAACGACTAAAGCTCGTAGAGATGACGCAGGTTTTGAAAAGAGAGAAACTAAAGAAGCTGCTAGAACTTATGGAATGGGTTCCAAAGAAGGTAGAGGACTTAGAAAAGGTATTACTAATAACAGAAATTATGTTTATGGTAATAGTGGAGTAAAAGTAGAATCTACTCAACAAGAAGTTAATATGTTGAGAGAGAAAAATGAAGAATACAGAAAAGCGTTAAATATTTTCAGAGAAAAACTTAACGAAGTTGCAATCTTCAATTCAAACTTAGCGTATGCGACTAGATTGTTCACTGAACATTCGACTACTAAAAAAGAGAAAATAAATATCTTAAGAAGATTTGACGATGTTGAAACTTTAAAAGAATCTAAAAATCTTTATCAGTCAATTAAAGGTGAGTTATCTAAACCAGATACAAAATCAATTAATGAATCAGTAGAAACAAGATTAACAAAACAAGTTTCTTCAGGTTCATCATCTACACTAATTGAATCTAAAACTTACGAAAATCCTCAATTCATGAGAATGAAGGATTTGATGAGTAAATTAGGGTAAAAAAATAAAAATAAATAAAATTAATAAAAACCAAAAAAATGGGAGCATTATTAGAATCAGGTCTAGTTGGTAACATCGGGTTAAAACACCTTAAAGTTATCAAAGAAGACACAATCAACAAATGGGACAAATTAGGATTCTTAGAGGGTCTTAAAGGTCACATGAGAGAAAACGTAGCACAACTTTACGAAAACCAAGCATCGTATTTAATTAACGAAGCATCATCTACATCTGATACAGGTGCATTTGAAACTGTGGTTTTCCCAATCGTTAGAAGAGTATTCTCTAAACTTTTGTCAAATGACATCGTTTCAGTACAAGCTATGAACTTACCAATCGGTAAATTATTCTACTTCGTACCAAATATTCAAGCATACACTGATGAATCAAACGCAAACACAGGTATCCACTACGCACCGTATGGTTCACCAAACGCGTCTGACGCACAAACACCAAACAGTGGTTATGACTATAACAACACTAAAGACCTTTATGATAGATTCTACGAAGGTAATGAACCAGCTTTAGACCCACCAGGTTTATTTGACTATTCAAAAGGACAATTTTCTGCAATCACAGCTACGGTTACTACTGTATCATGGTTAGCGGACCAATTAGTTCCTTCAGGTTATAGTGAAGATAACTATAGAAAAGTTCTTATTGTAATGTCAGGTTTTGCATCTGATGGAGCAGGTAAATTAATCGGTCCTGACGGTCAACCGATGGATAACGAAGCGTTCTTATCTGATTTAACAGTTTATGGTGTTGCGGGTAACCCTACAACAGCAGCAAATGTTAATAACCCTTACTTATTTAGAGTTGTAACTCAAAGATATGGTAAAGGTATTGTTCAATATGGTAACAATAACTCAACTTTAGTATTCCCTAACAGTAAAACTGATGGTGGTCAATATGACAACTTATGTGATGCTCAAGGTAAAATTTACTTAGAGGTTGATTTACAAGTACCGGTTTGTATCACTTGTGGTGGTTCAATGGACGGTTATACAGGTTCAACTTTCTCATCTACAACAGCTTTAGATAGTGCGTTCACTGCTAAATATAGAATCTACAAAAACTTAGAGTTTGAAGATAGAATCGGTGAGGTATCTTTCGACCTTATGTCAGTTACAGTTTCTGTAACAGAAAGAAAATTAAGAGCACAATGGTCTCCAGAAATGGCACAAGACGTTGCGGCATTCCACAACATTGATGCTGAAGCTGAATTAACGGCTTTATTATCTGAACAAGTTGCAGCTGAAATCGACCGTGAAATCTTAAGAGATTTACGTAAAGGTGCAGCATGGAACTTACGTTGGGATTACAATGGTTGGAAACGTTTAGGTTCTTCTGCAGTTCCTTATACTCAAAAAGACTGGAACCAAACGCTTATCACAGCGATTAACCAAATCTCAGCTCAAATCCACAAATCTACATTAAGAGGTGGAGCTAACTGGATTGTTGTTTCTTCTGAAATCTCAGCTATCTTTGACGATTTAGAATACTTCCACGTATCAAACGCTTCTCCTGAGCAAGACCAATACAACATGGGTATTGAAAGAGTAGGTACTTTAGCAGGTCGTTACCAAGTGTACAGAGACCCTTATTTCCCACCAAACCAAGTGTTATTGGGTCACAAAGGAACATCATTGTTAGACACAGGTTACATCTACGCACCGTACGTACCTTTACAATTAACTCCAACAATGTATAACCCATTCAACTTCACACCAATCAAAGGTATCATGACTAGATACGCTAAGAAAATGGTAAACAACCGTTTCTACGGTAGAATTACAGTTGATGGTGTAAGAACATTTGACTTAAGAGAGTTGAGATAATCAATATCTTATTTAACAATAAAAGGGTTCCTAATGGAACCCTTTTTTTTATTATAGAGTATTTATAATAAAATAGTAAAATGATTAAACAAAATTGGAATATAGATACGAAAGAAGTTAAAAGAATATTGATGATGCATGAGAGTGCAACAAAAAATTTATATTTAATAAAAGAACAAAACACTTCTGCAGTTCAATCTTCAACAAATCCCGATGAAATAACCCTCGAAGGAAAAAGTTTTTTCTCAAATGGAAAATGGAAATCTTTATCACCTGAAGGTAAAGAAGAATTAGATGGTCAATTAGCAAATGCTGCAAAATTTTTAACATCAAAAAAAGGTAGAGTTGTTTATGTAAAAATTATTGCCGGAGAATCTCAGGTAACTAATACTGATAATGAAAACCCTGCACGCCCAAAAGTTGACCCTGGATATCTTTCAGAAAAAAGAGCAACAACAATGAAAGAATATTTGACCAAATATTTTGATAACTTAGTAAGTCAAGGTATTATTTCAAATAAACCAATATTTGAGGCACCTGAAGTTATTATTGGTTCAGAGAAATACACTAAAGGAATTGATAATCCTAACGACGAAAAATATAAACCTGAAAGATTTGTTAAAGTAGAATTAAAATTAAAATCTCCTGCAGAATGTGTTGTTGGTTTAACTGTAGAGGTTATGTATAACTCAGTTGAAAACACAAGGTTTCCATGTAGAGGTGACCATAGATGTAATGAAGCTGAATTTGCGATTAAATTAAATGGTGTTGAAATTGGTATTGCTAATTTAAATAATGAATATGATGGAAAGAGTAAGACCAGCGGACCAATTGTTGTAACAGATGAACAAGCAAAACAAATTATAGGTGACAAAAGTAAAGATATTATAATTAGTTTACAATGTTTGTCAGGAAATAAATGCCATTCAAGTTCTCCTGAAGTTAAAATCAGTAAAGGAAATTCTATTATTTATTGGGGATGTTCTCCATCATTAACAGAATTTGGAGACACGGCTGATAAAATTATTTTAGTTTTAGACAACTGTGGTAATTTGAAGAAAAAAGGGACTGAAACCGAAAATACAGGTGATGAAAAAACCCCGATTAATGTTAAACCTACAGGTAAAGTATTAGAATTCCCTATTGGGGTCACAACAGATATGGTGGAAAGAGTTAAATTTTTATCCGATAATAAATTTATAAAATCTACACCTGAAAAAGATGGTAGTTATTTGGTAATTCATAATAGATTTGGTAATAATCATGGTGTTAGTCTTGGAGATAGGGTTAAATTAGTTAAAAAACCACTTATCAGGTTTATTAAATGCCCTATAAATGAAACACCTGAATCTCTTGGTAAATCATTAATGGCTAGTAAAACAATAACACCAGTTACGGATAAAAGGTCTATAACTATACCAACTCAAGATGTGTATAAAGTATTACAAAGTGCACTTATAAATAAAGTAACCTATAAAGAGGGTGACTATATTAAACTTGTTAAGTAAGTATTAGTTACCTGATAAGGTATCTACAGAAATCTTTACATCTTCAAACAATTTTTTGTCTTCTTTTGACATTTTACCAAAACTTTTTTTATAAGCTTTATGGCACATTCTTTTGAATTTTTTTTCGGTAACCATCTTACCGTTTGCTAATTCAATAGTTTTTTGACTTACACATGAAGTTAAAAATATTACTGTGATTAAAATTACGATTAAGTTTTTCATAGACTGTTTTATTTTTTTATTGTACAAATATACACATTTTTATTGATTCCAAAAATATTTTGAATATATTTATTATTAGATTTTAGTTTATCAGTCCCCAACCTTAAAGGTTGTTGAGTATTCACGGACACGAAGGTATTGGTAACATAGTCATTAACTATAATAAAATTAAAAAATGAATTACTCAACTACGGTGGGCAAACCGACTGCACACATTACAAAGAAAAAGTCGCGTCTTAAGGTCTATAACGGCCACATTATCTTCTTAAATGACAAAGATAATTTCGAATTCGAAATCCATAATCCAAAACAAAAATCGGTACTTGTAAAAATCAAATTGAATGGTCAATACATCTCAACAAGTGGGGTTGTATTAAGACCAGGTCAGAGGATGTTTTTAGAACGATTCTTGGACACTAACAACAAGTTTGAGTTCAGTACCTATAAAATTAAAAATACTCCTGAAAACATATCGGCAATCGATTTGAATGGGGATGTTAGAATTGAGTTTTATGATGAACAAGAACCTATTAGAAATAATTTCTATTATACAAATGGACTTACTTACACAAATTTACATCACTCAGGTACGGGTTCATTCCAACCTATGGGTGTAACAACAACAAACATTCACAATTATTCTACAAATACAAGTAATTTAACTTCAGGTATTTCATCAACAGCGTTTAATACTTCAACTAATACTGCTGGCGTTATAACCAATACATTTGCGGGACCAAACATTAGAAGTAAAAAATCTCTTGAAACCGGCAGAGTTGAGAAAGGTGATAAATCCAAACAAAATTTTACTAATTCATATGAGAATTTTAATTATCACACATCACATGAAATTAGTTTTAAATTACAACCATTAAGTACTAAGAATAAAACCACAGAAGACATTAGACAATATTGTACGGAATGTGGTACCAAGACAAAAACAAATTTTAAATTTTGTCCGTCTTGTGGAAATAAATTATAAATAAAAAAAGGGTCCCGTGAGACCCTTTTTTTATTCTTCAGATTTGGTTAAATGAGTATTAACCATCCTAATTGATTTGGAAACTAGCTCAGTCTCCCTTAAATCGTACAATCTAGCTTTATGAGCATATTCTATTGCCTGAGCAAGGATGTAAAATGATTGTTCAATTGTTAAATTATCAGTTAATTTATCAATGTCTTCGGGAGTATAATATGCGATAGAATCAAATAATAACCCCATAGGTTCTTTTTCTGTCATAATTTTAATAATAAATGGATATTTATGGTTAAGTTAAATATATGAATAAAAAATCAATAAGGGAAGCGACAGGGTCAGGTTCATCAGGACATTATAAAGTTCCAATTGTTCTTGCACCACAACAATGGAAACCAGACCAATTGGCGCCATTCAATACCCCTGTTTACAAATACACTAATGCGGAATTGGCTTATGAAGAAGCTGATGGTGATTATTTAGAAAGTCCTGAAGAAAGAAAAAAAATAGAAGCTAATACTGAAAAATTATCTCGTATTGATACATATCTAAAAAGTTTTTATACAGGACAAAATGATGAAGACGGTAGTAGTATATCAGATGTCGAAAGTCCTGAAGAAATAATTAAACGAGATGTTGGTCCACTTAAAGAATCTTTTTTAAAAGAAGATTTAGCGGTTTGGTTTGGAACTAAAAAGAAACCAAAAGGAAGTTCACAGCCAAAAGGACCATGGGTTAATATTTGTCGTAAAAAAGAAGGTGGGGGACATCCTCCGTGTGGTAGACCTGAGGCTAGTGATAAGGGATATCCTAAATGTCGTGCTGCCGGTGTTGCCAGTAAAATGACCGACTCACAAAAAAGGTCTGCATGTCAACAAAAAAGAAAGGCTGAAAAAACACACTCTAAATCAGGTACGGGTAATAAGCCTAAAATGACTTCTTATAAACCAAAAAACGAACAGTTACAAGAGTTAATAAAAAAAGTTCTCAGAGAGAACTTTCGTTAGTAATTTTTTCTAATATTTTTGATAAAGAGTGTTGAATTTGTCCTTGCATCTCTATCTCAAATTCCATTCTATTTTTTTCAACTTTTTCATCAAATATTGAAGAGAGTTTATCAAATAAATTTTGGCAAATATCAATATCATAATTATAAATGTGGTTTGTAATGTTTAATCTTAAACCATTTAATAAAATGAATATTCCTAATGGTTCGTTTTTAATATATCTTTTTTCGGATAATGGTGCAATTAAAAACGTGGAATCAGGATGGTTAATTAATTTTCTAAAAATTGCTGAAGATTTAATTTCATTACGATTATAGTTTTTTTTACGATTTAAAAAATATTGTTTAAAAAGAATATAAATTTTTAATCTTAATCTTTTAAAAAGTCTGCTATAAAATTTTCTCATTAGTTTATCCTTATTTTTTTATTCAACAAAGATAATTGTTTTTTTTATATTACAAACTATTTTAAATAAAAAAAAGAGTAATTAACTCTCTTTTTTTATCATATTAACAATATGCACCTGAACAATGTTTTTTCCCGTCAAGTCCTGCAATTGTTCCTTTACAAACTTGAACGGCAAAACCGTTAGAATAAGCTGAAGGGTAAACTTTATATTTTGATTTTGCTGCGGCTAATCCACGAGCACATAATTTAGTACCTGTTTTTTTACGACCTTCTTCTACCATATCATATTCGTTATTCATCCCTCCTTTTTCTTCATTCATTAAAAAATCAAATACTTGGTCTATATTAGTTTTTGCTTCGGTTATATGGTCATCAGCCCAATCATGTCCATTTTGAATTATCTCATCAATTTGGTCATGGTCCATCTCTAACATAATCTCACATTGTCTTTTTATTTGGACTAAATTACTAAAGAACATATAATTTACTCCTCTTTCTTCAGATAAAACTTTTTTAACTAATCTTGTTAAATCTGATTCTGTTAATTTTACTATTCTATTTGCCATTGTATTTAAATTTTTATAAAAGTTATGTTAACATTACCACCGTTTTCCATTAAGTTCCAAGGTTGTAATTCAATCCACCCATTTTGAGTGGCGTTAAAAAGAACACCGTTATAATCTCCACTAGCGGAAATTGTGAATGGTGATTGCCATCCTGGGTCAAATCCACTTCCACCACCTGACCAAGAAGAACCTGCAACATCTGTAAAAGTTCCTGGTGTTGATGGGTCGTAAAACCTAATGGCGTTAGTATTGTTTGTGAATGACGAATCAAATTCGTAATCAAATGTTTCATTATTATTACATCCTCCAATATTACCTATTTGACTATTCATTACAAGTAAACTTAAACCTGAATTATTTGTAATGTGAAATTTAACTGGCCCCATATTTTATTATTTTCTATTTACGATATTAAATGTTAATTGTTTCTTATAAGTATCTTTTTCACCTGAAGTGTTCACTTGAATATCCACATAATATTGGTTAGGTATTTTATCTCTCATATCAAACATGAAAAAATATTCATTTGGTGTTCTACTAAGAGGTGTCCAATCTTGTACTTGTACTTCAGTTGTTCCTTCTTTAACATATACTCTGTAAAACGCCGAAACATCTAATAACATTTGTTGGGCGGTGTAAGCCTTTTTAATTGTCACCCCAACCTTTCTGATATCTGAGTTAAGAATTTGTTCGTTTTGTAAAATACCATAAAAATTAAACCCATAAATTTGTGGGTCTTTAGATACTGACCCAATTTGAATACCCGCTTTATATTCTTGTAATACAAATTGATTTGTTACATTTGAGATACCTTGACCATTAATTGTCAATCCTGACCACACATCATAATATTGACATGGTGTTGCTCCTGTAAATCCATTAGGGACAGTTACCTCATAGATTCCTTTTGTTTTTAAACAAGTAGATAAAGTTGCCATACCGGAAACAGCATTTCCATTTCGGTCCTCAATTCTAACAATTGGTGTTGAATCTAAATTTACTAAATCACCGTTTTGATAAACATATAAATATAGTTTATTAATTTGACTCTTTAAAAATTGATTTCTATCGTCTTTTACAATATCATCATAGTTTGTTAAAAGGTATGGTTGGTAAAATGTTTGAGTATGTCTTGAGAAAAACGCTACACTATAACTTTCGGTTAAACCTGTAATATTTTCTATTTGGGGTAAATAAGCTACTCCCCATCCCGTAACTCCTGTCAATGTCCCATTAAGGATACTATTAATTTCATTTGACATGTCCATGTTAAGGTCTTCATTACCTAACTCAAAATGTTGTCTTGCAACAATTGTAAGTCCTGAAAAATTAACATTTCCACTATTTGTGTTACTATAAACACCTGGCTGTGACCAATCATTAATAGTAGTTGTTTGATACCAATTTGATGGTCTTGTGGAAAATGCTCTACTGTCAACATATGTTAACGGTGCAGAACCACCCACACCACTATTTTTTGCGATATTAAAATCATTATAATCATACCCAACACCTTCATCCCAATACTGTGAGGTACCTGTTGTTCCTGAAGTTTTTGGTATTCTAAATAATATTAAATCAAATGATGTTGCTCTTCTTCTTTCATTTGACATAAACGAATTTAGTAATTCATTATCAAATGAAGATGTGTTTGTCATCTTTAATGTATGAGTCATTGCTGAAGTACATCCTGTAGATATTACACCTGTAGCAACATTTTGTTCTAACAAAGATAAATCTAAGTTAAAGAGTAATCTTGAGTATCCATAGTTAGGAACTACTAAATCTGAAGCACCAAAGTTTAACTCAATAACAGGGTTTCTTCCTGTATTAACAAATGAGTTTGATACGATGGTATTATTTTTATCTATGTATGACCTTAAAATTGACATTTACCTTTTTAATATAAATATCAATTAAGTCGGATATTGCTGTTAAGTATTTTTTCTAATGAATTATTTAATTCTTCAAGAATTTTATCAGCGTTAGAACCGTCTTGTGTTATAGGTACTGGAGGTAATCCTGGGTATGAGTGTGTATGTGTTAATAGGAATCTAACAATCATATCAATCAACTCTAATAACTCTTCTCCTCTAACCATACTTGATGTATTGGGCATTATATCGTTGGCAAATTTTTCAGAAGAAATACCATAAAGAGTGTTAGCAAAATTAATTCTTTCTTTACCAGGTATTTGAGAATTATGAGATAATAAAAATACTTTACTACTACCTAACGCACCATATGAAGATTCGGCATTAACATATTTAAATTGAGGAACAACTTTTTTAATTGGTGTTCGTGGAATACCAACTTTATTTTTTGAGTAAATTAAACCGGACCCACCTTTAAGTGCGGGACTAAGTTTAATACCTCGGTATATTTCACTAACATTATTGACAACCGCACTATTTGCAAACGCCCCTTCATCTGTTGATGGTACCAATAATGAGTACATAGCTTTACTTGGTCTATAAAACATAGGGAATTTATTATTATCATTGTTATCAGGAAATAATTGTACACCACTTTCAGTAACATTAGTTTTATTACAAGTTTTAATAAAATCATTAATAAAATTAATAGTCTCTAATTTTGATAACGCCATAAATGGTACTGTCGCAACTAATTTTTTTAAATTTTCAGATACTACGCTGGTTAAAGTTAAATTTTTTGAATTTGTTGTGGAGTCTGCTTTTAATTGGTATAAATAAACCGCCCCTGTAAATTTATCTAAAAGGTTTTCAGGGTTAATAACAACCCATTCAATTAAATATTTTGTAAGAACCACATCTTCTTTTAGTTCATAATAAACTTTGGGAGATAATTCTTCTTTTGTAGATTGAAATTTACTAAGTTGTAAAAACCCTCTTTGTTGATTTGCAACAGGAATAACATTTTCTTTTAAATATTGACCTTTAAATTTACCCGCTCTTAATAAAACTTCATTTTCTTTTACAATAAGGTCAGCACTACCTCTACCTAAAATTGCATTATCTCCAGGTTGGGGAAATACACCTTCATGAACACTATTATCAGTATAGGAACCATCTTGATTTTTTAATGGTTTTGGGTTTTTAATTTGCGTACCCGTACCTGTGAATTTATTACCACCATAATAAAATTCTTTAAAGGTTGCTGTTGGAGTTGAAAAAGTGTTTTGAACATAATATTGATTTTGATATTTAAAATCTTTGTTCATAAAAATAACTTGGACTAATTCATCTACTTTAGGTATTGCGTAAACAAAATACGGTAATAAAGTATTAAAGACTAAAGGGTCTCTTGAAGTCCAAATATCTTTCTCTTCATTCCATGGTGGGTCAGTGACACTTTTTAAAATATCATCTATGTTATCTATTAGTCTAATACCTCTAATCCTACCTAACATCATAGGGTCTTCAGTATTTAATACTTTACATTGGAAAAATATTGAATTATCAGCCATTATTTCTTTCTTGGTATGCTTTTAACACATTATTATACAATTCTTCAAGTTTATCTAAATAAAGAGTTGTATTAATGATTGTTTGTTTAGTGGTTTCAAAATCTGATGATAATAAATCCATAAATTCAACTAACTTATTGTTAGGTAAAGTTTTTAAATTTTTTTGTTCGTTAATTATATTTTCAAATTCTTCGTTTTTCATATTACATAAATTTTCCTGTTTGAGTAGCTAATCCAACAGTGTATACTTTACCATCTTCTGTTATGTTTGACGCCACTGATTTATTTGACGAAGAATTAAATTGTAACATCAAATTTGGACTACCATCGGGCATAGGTCCTGTTGGCATACCTGACGATTGTAACGCTTGTATTGTTTTCATGGTCATTTGTGTTGCGGATATACCAGGTAATGACCCTGCCAATGCTAAAAGTGGTAATGGTATTTCAGGTTGAGCAGTAGGTATAAGTTGTCCAATTGTTGTAAGTAATAATAAAATATTATCTAATAAATTTTTACATTTTCTGTAATCATCAATTAATTGGGAAATAAGTAATGCAATTTGAATTAATCGTAAAATCATTGCGATTTTTTTTCCGTATCTTTCTTTAACAAGGTCAATAACTATTTCAGACATTAAATTAATAATCTCTTTTTTTAATATTTCAAATAACGCTTTTAAAAATTCTGAATTAACTCTTGATATTACTTGTATTGAAAATGATTTGTATACTTTTAAAAAATCAGACGCATTTGTTACAACATTACTATTTGGTTGATTAACATTTGCTCCTGTGTTACCAATAGTGTTTACCGATTGTGTCGCAGTGTTTGCACTTGTAATTGCCTGATTATATGTGTATGTTGCCCCTGATTGAACTACGGATAATAATGTGTATAGAGGTAATAATACTTTTGGGCTTAACACACTGGCTGCAACTGCTAACGGTATTTGTTTAATAATATTAGTGTTTATTGAAACTTTAACATCAAAATTTGCAGGAATGGCAAGTTTCCATTCTGGATTTTCAGAAATAGAATCTATCATTTGTTCAACAAATGCAACTTGTTGTGCAACCGTCTTCCCTGTTGACTCTCTAAATTCAATTAATTGACTAATAAGTGATTCACTATCGACAGGTAATTTAATATTATTACAGTCTTCAAATTCCATCACACCATTCTGAATGTTAGAAATTTTAACTTGAATATTTCTTAAATCAACTTCAGTTAATTCATAAAAACTATCATCAACACCATCTAATTCAGCGATTTTAGCTACCCCACTAACATCAATTTCTCTTCTATTATCAAAACATAATCCTAAAATTCTTTGTATTAATAATTCAAATTTAGTTGATTGCTCTAATTGTCCAAATCCTGCTTGTAGATTAATACTAACCGCTCCTGAAATAAGGTTTATAAGATTTGCGGTAATATCAACATTATCTACTAATTTGATAGAACTATAATAATCAGATAAAAATTCTCCGACTTGGTTACCAACATTACCTGAATCATTTGTACGATTAAGTAATATAACTCTGTAATAATCTCCGGTAACTCCAAAACTATTTGTATTTGAATATTGGACATCAAATAAATTTTGACCTGATTTACCTAAATAATTTTGACCATTAATATCACTAAAAGACCTACCTTGATTATTTTGAGTCATCAAAGTATAAAGTTGTTTGTTCATTGGAAATGCTACATCACCACCATACGGTTTAAATTTTGAATCTGCTGAAGGTTGTTCTTTTTCGTAAAAAATTTTACCAAAATCAGTCTCAGGAGATTGTTTTAAATTTGAAAAAAGGTCAATTGAACTAACAGGTATGTAAATACCATCGGCTTGCGGTAACAAAGCCATTGGTGTTGATTGTAATGTCGCAGGGTCAGTTCCTTGAAATGTTTGTTCTATTGAACATCCTAAAGCCTTAATTGTTTCTTCTTTAACAATACCAGCAAGTTTTGGTTCTATTATGGCGGCAATCTCCAACATTTTTTTTTGTATAAATGAAGAAGTACCTGACCCAGAACCTTTAAGTTGATTTACAAATGCCAACATTTGGGACATTGAATTAGGTGGCTCCCTTTGAAATCTTTTTTGTTGGTCTTTAATCTTATTTAATTGTGTAGTTAACTGTGTTGTAGATTTTGTAGCAGAATTAGCGGCATTTTTAACTAAATCCTTTCCAGCAGTAGAAACTTCTAAATAAGTTTTTGCTGATTGGATTTTACTTTGAATGGATTCCGCTGCCGAGTTAATATCTAATTCCATATATTATCTCATTCTGTAAGTTTCTTCGTCATTTGAAACATCTTTATCTATTAGATTTTGAATTATATCATCATCTAAATCTGCCATTGAGAATGATTCAGTATTATTATTACTTTTTTCCCAAATTCCTGATTGAAGTTTTGAAAGACTAATTTTCTTTTCAACACAATCATTAACTATTTTTTGTTGTTTTTCAATGACAGGACCAATAGTGGTCATATCTGCAGGGTCTTTTAACATAGATAACATTTTATTTTGTATTCTAATTGCAGTCTGTCTTTGTTCTACAAGTTCATTGTAGATTTCTTGCATTAAAGATAATATTGAATCTTTAGTAAAATTAATTTCTTTTCTTTGAGGTCTAGGCATAACTATAAATACTTTTCTATTAGTTTTTCATTTTAATTTGAATAATCATGTACAATTTTTTAAATCTTTTAATAGAACTTCTAATTTCTTTAGTGCTTAAATTTGTCATTTCTCTTAAAGAAAGTAGAATAACATTTTTATTAAATTTGTTATTATCCGCTCCTGAAAATATTGTTTCATAATTATCAAATAAATCAACAAGGGCATATCCTAATTTTCGTTCATTCTCATTTAAATTTTCTAATTCAATAAAATCTTTTAATTCTTTTAAATATTCATTGATGACGACTTGAGTTTCCACAATATCATCATCAATTCTATAACTCATATCAGCTCTTTCTTCTAAACTAGCCGAAATATCTTCGTATGAAATTTTTCTATTTGTTTCTTTTTGGTCTTTAATTATTTGACCCATCAAATAATTTTTACAAATAGTACCAAAATAAGAATAGGCCTTTTTATTCTTATCTGGTTTAAATTTATCAACCTTTGTCATTAAAAAAGAATGAGTGTCGGTGTGAATTTCAGTAAAGTCCATATCTTTACGATATAATTTATATCGTCGTATGATGGATGAAATCATCTTATCGAGAGGGCCTCTTAAAAATTCGTTATAAATTTTATTTTTATCTTGTGAACTTTCAGCAATTAAAAAATTTCTAACCGCTTCTTCTTCTCTTACATCAAAATAATTTAAATTGACTGGCTTTCTCCCCCTTTTTTTAGATAAAACATCTTCTGTCGTTGCAGATAGAGTTTCTTGCATTTATACATTTTCAGATTGATATTTTATGACTCTATCGTCAGTGAAAAAATATTCTTTTTTTGCGGTTTGAATCCAAAATTTAACTTCATCTTCAACCATTCTTTCATCACCATTTTTGTAATTCCAAAAAATTGAACCTTCTCTTAAATTAACATGTTTGTATCCAAGTTTTGGTATTGTCATAATAGATACTGAATTGTAAGTAAGTCTTAATAAAAACTCATAAATAAATGTAAGTTTCATTGAGGATTTAAACCCTCCAAAGTCTTCAATAATTTCTTTTTTAAATACGGAACCCGCTGTTTGGAAATTTTGATAATCTTGTAATGTTTCATTAGTTAAAAATCCCATCTCTTGTGTAAAGTTTGCAGCGAATGTTGCCTCATTAGTAAATCCTGCGAAAAGACCTTTTTCATCAGTTTCAACCACTACAGGTAAAAACATTTGTGTTTCAGGGTAAGCTTCAGAATATGTTTTAACATTTTTAAACCAAATAGACGAATATTCGTCATCAAATTCAAAAAGGGATACCCAAGTACTCTTTGCGTTTTTTATTCCATAATTCACTTGTTCACAATAGTTAGGAGCTTCTCCCCATGGTAATTTAGATACTTGTAAATCGCCAAAATCATAATTGTTAAGATGATTAACTAATGATTCTTCATTAGTGTGTACAATGATTAACTCTTCAAAACCAACTTGTTGAGTTTTAAGAGATGATATTGCCTTTTCAAAATAGTCCTCAAAGTTTTTTGCTTTTGAGGATTTAATTGGTAGTATAACCGAAAGTGATAATTTATTGCTCATATTATTCTTCTGTTTTTGAAATTTGTTGTTCGAATGAATCCGCTCTATTGTTTAAGTAACCACTAAATAAGGTTACAACTGATGATTCAAATTTATGTTTATCTGAAAATGGTTCCACAGTTTTTTTCATTTCATCAAAAACTTCAGGATTTATATTATCCTCAAGCCAATTTTGTACATAATCTGCGATAATGTCTGGAAATAATGTTTGGTCTGTAATCCAAATACCATTGTTTTCTGTCATCCAATCAGGAGATAGATTTGGTACTTTACCAATCACAGGTACATTACATTTCATAGATTCTAATGGGAATGTACCAAACCCACTGTGGTCGTCAATCCAAACACTAACAAAACAATCACTTAAAGAATTGGCAAATTCTTTTTCAGAAAGACCTCTTAAATCTCTAAATGTGAACCATCTATATTGAGGGAATTTTAAATAAAAAGCTTTAATGATGTTTATAGAATCACTTTGTTCTTTAGTGTGAATACCAATAATTGGCATTGGGGGTGTTGATTTTGGTTTAAAAAATTCTGTGATATACGGCTCAATAATATCAAAAGACGCTTGTCTCATAATTCTTTCCGCATATTCTTTTTGTTTGTTTGATGTTGTTAAACATTTCATAAACCCAAATTGAGACCATGATTGTCCTGGTTGTAATGTTTCTAACATATGTGCGTATTGTTGATTAAATACAATTTTTGCACAAGGTAATTGTTTTACTTGGTCCATTACGTACCCAAAAATTTCAGGTATGATTAAAAAATCTTCAGGTGAGATTTCTAAATTTTGTCCCTCAATAGCTCTATGAGGTAAAGACATATATTCCTCATTTAACCAAGCAGCGACACCAGCGTATTCTGCCTTTTCGTGTAATATGATTGGATTAAATCCGTTGTCTTTTAATGTTTTTGCCATTTGGTAAATAAGTCTGATAGAAGCCTTTGCGTTACCTTTAGTATCTTGTACTAAAAAATATATCCTTGCTTGTTTATCTCTTAATACTTGGATGGAGTTTAATACTTTTTCTTGAATTGTGTTTTCCATATTATTAATAATGATTGATTAATTTTTTATTTAAAAGACTATTAAATGCTATTCTAAAGGGAATACTTGTGTTTGAACTACCTTTCATCCCTAATTTTTCATCAACAGTGTCTTGTTCAGTTAAGATTGTTTCTAATAACATTTTTACCATATCAAATTTGATAATGTTAATTTTTATTTCTGTCTCTCCTGATAAAGTTTCAGGTATTTCCTTGTCTGACATGTCAAGGTATTGTTCAATTACATCTAAATCAATGTAATAATTTTCTCCTAATACACTTATCATATTATTTCTTCTATTTTTAATTTGAGTTCTTTAATCTTTGATATTGAATACTCTGTTTTTATATCTGAGTTATAAGATGTGTCATATTTAACAATGATTTTATCCTCAGGATGGTTTAATAATAGTTTAGGATTTGCTGTAAGTAAAATGTCTACTGAATTCCAAAGTAAATTAATTGTACTTTCACTATAAAATCTAACAGATTCAATCAAACATCCAAATTTAGAAATGAAAAATAAAGTCGCTGGTTTAGATTTTCCAATTTCATCTGAAACAATTACTATTTCGTGATTGTCTCTCATATCTAAATAAAAATCATTTAAGTCTGACATACTTGAATTTTCTACGGAACCTGAATGTCCAAAAATTTCCATGGTATGTTCTTTGTATAAAAAATTATACAAATCATCTTCATCTTTAAAATTAAGATGAGAAAGTATATCTAAAGAAGTTAAGTCAGATATTACTTTATACTCAAACTCTTCTTCGTTTTCTTCTTTAAATGGATTATCAATATACCATTTTTCATACTCTTGTTGAATTTTTTTTAAAGTATCTCTAAGTACACCATTTACCTCAATACCAATTCTCATTCTTCGTATCTTTTTAAGATTTTAGAAATTAATGGATTTCTCACAATATCTTCTGGTTTAAATTCAAATACCCCAACATCTTCCATGTCTTGGAATTTTTTAAGAGCATCCCACAATCCTGTTTGGGTTTTATCTTTATGTCTATCAAATTGTTCTAAATCTCCTGATATAAAAAACTTGGAGTTAAAACCAATTCGGGTTAATAATAATTTCATTTGACTTGGAGTTGAATTTTGAGCTTCTTCAAAAATTAAAATTGAGTTATCAATATTCATTCCTCTCATATAAGCTAACGCAAAAACTTCAATCGCTTCAATATCTTTTAGTTTTTCTCTTATGTCTTTACCAATAATTTTATTTAAAAGATAATATGAGGGAAAAATATAAGGGTCTAACTTTTCCTCAACCCCACCAGGTAAACTACCTAATTTTTCTTCAGCTTCTACTGCCGGTCTTACAATAATAATTTTTTCATATGGAGTTGTTGGGTCAATTAATAAGTCCACAGCCGCTTTCATTGCTATGTAACTTTTACCAACTCCCGCAGGTCCTGAACATATTGTAATTTGATTTGTAGATAACTTATCATAATATGTTTTTTGACTTTCTGATAAAAATTTTTGTTTTGTCTTTTTAGGGACAATTGAACAAATTAAATCTTTTTTATTGATAGGTTTGTTAGTTGTTTCAGGTGTAGGTGTTGGTTTAGTGTTCTTTGATTTGCTGTATGTCGCCATTTAAATTATTTTAATTGTTTATTTGTATTCAATATAATCTTTTTGTTCTCTAACTTCTGAATTGGTTATATCGTTAATTTTATTTTTTAACGAAAACCTTTCATCATTAGTGTAGTATACTTTTCTTGCTAATTCAATAAAATGGGAATCAAAATTTTTTGTTGATTCAATTGTTCTTAACTCATCCTCAATTTCCCATAAATTTAAATTAACTTCGTTTAGTTCACGGTATAATTTTAAAATTTCTTCATCATCTAAATAAATTGATGACATATTATAAATTAGTTCAAATTCATTATTAATGAATGATAATTTTTCTTCATTTAAAATCTTTGTTTTTTTTACATGGAGAATAGATAATTTATCAATCAACTCTCCAACACTTACAGGTATTGTTACCATAATTTAATTTTTTGTGTAAAAGTTTATCCAATGTTCAATCATTTCATCTAACATTGCCTCAAATGTGTATTCAGGTGACCATCCTGTTACCAAATTTAATTTTGATGAGTCTCCCTTTAAATCACGAAGTTCCTCAGGTCTTAAGAATTTTTCATCAACTGTAACATAGTCTTTATAATTTAACCCTAACTTTGAAAAAGTATACTCACATAAATCTTCTACTGAATGTGAAATCCCTGTCGAACATACATAATCATCTGGTTTGTCTTGTTGTAATATCATCCACATTGCTTTTACATAATCTTTAGCGTGGCCCCAATCTCTAGTTGCTTCTAAATTACCTAATTTTAATTCATTTGATAATCCTAATTTAATCTTAACCGCTTCTTTACAAACTTTATTTGTAACAAAGTTTGTTCCTCGTCTTGGAGATTCGTGATTAAATAAAATACCGTTGGAAATAAACATACCATACGAGTTTCTATAGTTTCTCCCAATATTATAACTAAACACTTTGGCACACCCATAAGGTGATACAGGATTTAATGGGGTGGATTCTCTTTGGAACCCATCTTCGTCAATTGAGTTTCCAAACATTTCTGAAGAAGATGCTTGGTATATTTTAATAGACGGTTTAATTAATTTAACTGCTTCTAATAAATTAAGAGTTCCAATACCTGTGACATTGGCTGTGTATATTGGTTGGTCAAACGAAATCCTAACATGGGATTGTGCTGCCAAATTATAAATTTCATCAGGATTTGTTTTTTGAATTACAGAAATTAATGAAGATAAATCAGTTAAATCCGAGTAGTGTAGGTTAATTTGGTTAAATATGTTATCCAATCTTGCAGTTTGGTTTTCTGCTACTGAATTTCTTTTTAAAGTCCCGTGTACTTCATATCCTTTTTCAAGTAAAAATTCTGCTAAATAAGAACCATCTTGACCATTTATTCCTGTTATAAGTGCAATTTTTTTTGACATATTAATTTAATCTTGTGTAGTTTAATTTTGAGTTTGAAAATATTGAGAATGTTGATAAATTTGACTTAGTACAAAATAATTTTTTTGTCATACCTAAAGTATACGCACCAAAAACAATTTCTTGAATGTGTTGTTTAATTGACTCCTCATCATTTTTTAATTTAAAAAATGGATTATCTTCAGTCTTTGATGAAGTAAATTCATCAAAAGTTATTAGTTTATTACCGTATCTTTTTTTAAATTCATTTAAATCATTAAGATTATCACACATTAAAAACACATTTTCAAACTCTTCTTTTTCTAATGTCTTAAATATTTCTGATAAATCTATTGTTGAAACATAGTGTACACTTGACATATCAGTGGCTCTTCTATGAAATCCTATAGTTTTTGTAAAATCAATTTGGGGATGTCTTGACGAAAATAATTGTTTCATCTCATCATTTAATATAAAGTTATCTTTAATAATTGATTCACACATTTTTAAGTCTTTTGGTACAAATGTTTCACTTTCATACGCATTTAATGGTGAAATATAATTAACTAACTCAATGTTAGAATATTCATTAACATTATTTAAATAATCATCTTTGTCTTGGACAAAACAAACATCATAAATGTTTTGACTACCATAACCAAATATATTTGATAAGTCATAATATATTTTTAATTTTTCATCTGGATAATTTAACAATACATTATGTATATGGACAACAGCTTCGGTTATGTATGAAAAATAACCTCTTTGATGAACACCATTACCTCTTGCGGGTTTAAAGTACTTCAACATCTATATTAATATTTTAGTAAGATATCACAAATTCTATCAATATCTTCTTTTGTCATTTTATCATGATTTGGAACATAAACTCCTCTTTCATCTATAATTGAACAATTAGGTAATTTATTCTCACCATATAATTTTTTGTAAAATGGTTGAGTCCCCATAGACCCTGAAATTAATGGTCTACATGAAATATTATTGTCCGTTAATTCTTTAATTAAATTTTCTTTATCTATTAAAGTTTTGGTGATAACAGGGATTGCAAAATTTGATGTATAAATATCGTCAAAAGTTTTATG